CCAAGACACGCTTTGCTAAACGATTAAAGTCAACAGACTGCAACGGCTGTTCGGTGTCGTAATACAGTTCTATTAACTCTCTGTACAACGCACGTTCAACACGCGTTAAATGTCGTGTGGAGTTATTGAAGTCGCCTATATTGTGGCTGTAATAGTGCATATATCTCTCCTATGCTCATCTATCTTATATATCGCTACTCTTCCAAAAGAGGTTGGAATACATTCAGATCACGCATTTTCTGTTTATATTCTTTATAGAGGGCTAATCGAATGACCACAGACAAATCAGTTCCCGTATGCTCACCCGTAAGTTTTACAAATTTATATAACTTGTCGTCTAGGTGTACTGTTACGGGATTATTTAGCTTACCTTCCATCGGTTTTTCAGTCATTGACCCACCTTGCCTATCTTATGAAATAACTCAACATCTGGCCGCAGATCCACAGGCTGTATTTGCCCGTCAGAAAAGCTCACAATTCCAGCTATGTGATCAACTGGAACTCTTCTAATGTCAGCTAGCCACTGGTCAACAGATGAGGTGCTAGATAGCCCTAAAAGGTCAGCTAAATCCCGCTTAACTTTTGATCTGTTAGGGTGGCTCCTAATAAAATCTTTAAGTTGCATTAATTTTCCCTACATAATTTCCACGAATAATACACCATGTATTAATTATAGTAAACACATAACACTTGTGGTCACTGTTTATTATTACTGTGAGTATTAAAATTAATGCTTAATTTATCTAATGAGTATTATCTTATGAATGGATGGAATGACCGCTTGAAAATAAGAATGAAAGAGCGAAAATGCACCCAAGAGACTCTTGCAACAATTTTAGACATAAGCCAAAGCTCAGTGGGTCATTATGTGTCGGGCCGAAGAAATCCAAGAAAGGATGTATTGGAAAAAATAGCGGATGAGTTAGAGGTATCAATGGATTGGCTTTTGGGTAAAACTGAATTGCCGCCAATGGATAAGCGAGATTTTTACCCTGTACCAATTTTAAGTGCTAATGAGGCAGCTAATAATGAAGTGAAAGCAAAAGGAGGAAACAGTAATATGGAAGTATTACCAATATCTACTAAGTGGATTGGTGAAGAGGGTTACAAAGCAGACTATTTATGCGTCTGTTTAATTGAAGATGATGCAATGTCTCCTAAATTAAATGTTGGAGACAAGGTGGTTATAAATCGGGATTGCAAAAATCTTCAAAATGGGAAGGTATTTGCACTACTGGTTAATGACGCACTGCATATCCGTAGAGCCGTTCAAGGTCTTAACGGGTCTTCATGGACTTTATCGAGCGACAATAAAGAGAACCCAACATACCATGATGAAATAATTAATCAGCTTGAAAATAAAATTGAAATTATTGGCAGAGTTGTTTTATCAATAAATTCATTTTAAAAAACAATTAAAATTATAAGAGCATTTATGACTAATTTTAACTTTGATAAGATGCGATGCAAAAAGCTACACTGGATGACTGAAACTGAGATTTGGTCATGGTGGTTGCCTTTCGTAGATGCACACAGCCAGTTACAACCAAAGCATAAAGTTGCAACAGGTAATTGTATTTCTGTAAAAACCAATATCATGGGCGGGAAATATGAGGAAGATTCTGAGCCTAATGGCCCCAATTAAATAAACTTTACGTCAATACCAACCGCTCTCCTATTGGAGATTTTTTTTGCCTAAATATTACTGATCTTAATAATTTATTAATACAATTAGGAAAGATTTTAAAACTCATTACGTTAAAAAAACTACTATAAGTATTATTTATAAACCTATTTTGCTCCCTCTTGTTGCTCCTTTTTATTACATGGTGTATTATTTAATGACAAGAAACGTAAACGGAGAAGCAAAAAATGAACTCTTTAAATACTTATTGCCATGTTACTGAACAAGTCAACGCATACACCGATGATTATGACGCACCTGTCGATGGTGTCTTTAACGAGTGTTCGCCACTTGCAGACATTTACCAATCTCTAATGCTAGATCGTGAAGTCACCTTTCAAGCTGGCTGGAATAATCAGCCAACCATCTACACAGCATTTGACATATTGCTTGATCGGATTAATGAAAACGGCAGCGCAACAGACCAAGCCGCAAGCATATTTGCAGCCGCATTATTTAATGAAAGCAAAGGTCAAGCAGCAACAGACCTAGCCCAAGATTGTGACTTTATGCAGTGGGTTTATGACTTCTTTGATTATTTACAGAATGAAAAGCCTGCGCCATTTGGCATGTATTTAGATTTTTTGACCATAAGAGGTGAGGCATGAATATCTCACGATATACGTTGGTGATTAATTCTATAGGGGTTCTTATTTGGGCAATTGTAACAGTGTGGTGGACGATAGGAATGACAGCATGAGCCGCGCATCAATGAATGTTTGGCTGTTTGTTTTAATAATAATAATGACGGGGATAGAAATATGAATGTTGATATTTATTTAGAGGCGTTAAGTGACTTTCACAAATTGTGGGAATACCAAAACCCATATTGTGAAAAGTTAAATTTTGACAAGCATTTAGCCTACAAGGAAGCAGCTTTAAAAATAGTAGATGAAATAAAAAGAGGTGACGCATGAACACTTTAGATATGTTGAAAGTTCCTTTTTTGCCAAGAGATGTAGAGTGGCGCGTGTGTCGCTCTGGCGTTTCTAAAACTGGTGCGCCTTGGATAATGGCTTTAGCTTACATCGACAATAGGGCAATCATGGATCGGCTAGATAACACTGTTGGCCCACAAAACTGGCGCAACGAATACACCCAAGCCCCATGCGGGGGAATCTTATGCGGCCTGTCAGTAAAGATAGGTGGTGAATGGATTACCAAGTGGGATGGTGCAGATAATACAGATGTTGAAGCCACTAAAGGTGGGTTGAGTGGTTCAATGAAAAGGGCCGCAGTCCAATGGGGTATTGGAAGGTATCTGTATGGATTGACTGAAAACTTTGCAACAGTGATCCAAGGAAAACAAGAAGGTAGTCACTCATCAAAGGTAAAGGGAGTTGATGGATACGTTAACTGGCTTGCTCCTACACTGCCAGATTGGGCGCAACCAAGTAAACAGCGGATAGATAAAGAACAAATGCAATCGACTCTAATGGCCTTGCTTGAAGCGATTAAGGAGCCTTCTACTTCTAAGGGTTCATCATTAGCAATAGAAGTAATGGGAGAGCTAACTGAAAAAGAACAAATATTCCTTTGGAACATGATAAACAGCAAGCAAAAAGCGGCTATTCATTCATTAACATATAGAGAGGTGGCGTAATGTCCAAGGGCATAAACAAAGTTATTTTAGTGGGAAATGTAGGCCAACAACCCGAAATGAAAGCAATGCCTAGCGGTGATCCTGTTGCCAGCTTTAGCTTGGCTACAAGTGAGTCTTGGAAGGATAAGAACACAGGCCAACAGCAAGAGCGTACTGAGTGGCACAACTGCGTAGCTTTTAAAGGTTTGGCTGGAGTCATTGGTCAATATGTTCAGCAAGGATCAAAGCTATATTTGGAAGGTCAGTTAAGAACTCAATCATGGGATAAAGACGGGGTGAAAAAATATAAGACTGAAATAATTATTTCTGATATGCAAATGCTTGATAGCAAAAGCACTGGCCCCAGTGGGGTTCAGCAGCAATATCAAAAAGCACAAGCACAACCGCATTATCAAACCCCACAGCAGCCAGCAGTTGACCAGTATGGCAATCAGTATGGCGACCCCTTTTAAGGAAAAGTAATGAATAATAAACTGCAAGTGATAGTGCCAGTTCCAATGTCAATGTTGGCTGACGCAGATATAGTTGAAGAAATAAATAGGCGACAAATGCTAGTGAAGTGGGTGAGGAAGCCCATACCAAAGACCAGTAATTTAGGCCGTAGTTTTGTCTCTATCAGTTGTGTGGTTGAGGAATTGGATTGCAGGGGTTAATATGCTAGATCGAGTTTTAATAAGGAAGTTTTGTGAATTATCTGGTTATGGCTATGATGGTATTTATAAAAAATGTCAAAATGGCGTATTTAATGAAGGAAAAGAATTCTTTCGCGCACCAGATGGACGCTATCTAATCAGCATATCGGGGTTTGAGAAATGGTCAGAAAGTACGAAGGTGTCGAGTCCCGCTATTCGACCACAATCGAGGTTACGTTCCAATATCAGGGGCAACGCTGCCGTGAACCAATCAAGCTCAAGCCTACGCCCTCTAACTTAAAGAAGGTATCTAACCATCGTGCAGCTATCCTCCATGAGATAGCTATCGGCACATTTGACTACGCCACTGTTTTTCCTGAGTCAAAGAACCTTCATAAGTTTGCAGACATAATTAAAGATATAACGATTGAAGAAATATTAAAGAAATGGTTTAGAGCCATATCTGATCAAAAAAAATCATCAACAATAGTTGGGTATCGAAAAATAGTGTTTAACCAACTGATCCCCCAGTTTGGTCACATTTCTGTATATGATTTCCGCGCTTATCATTTTCGTGATTGGATTATTACTCAAAAACAGATGAGCAATAAGAGAATAAAAAATGTCGTGTCACCTTTTAGACGCGCCCTTTCCCTTGCTGTAAATGATGAGGTGATTGAAAAAAACTTTTTAACAGGTTTTTTATACGAGCGCGCTGAAACATATGCCCAGATCAAAGCAAAAGCAAAAAAGCTAGACCCTTTCAACATAGAAGAAATGAGACTAATTTATCAAACTGCCGTTGGTCAGGTTCGTAACTTATTTTGGTTTGCGTTTTGGACAGGCATGAGAACCAGCGAATTATGTGCCTTATTATGGGAAGATATTGATTTTATAAACGGCACGATCAATGTGGACAAAGGATTAACCCAAGCCGCTGACGAAGCCGAACCGCCAAAAACAGAAGCGGGAGAAAGAATAATCACAATGCTTCCGCAAGCAAGAAAAGCGTTAATGGCACAAAAAGAACACACATTCCTAGCTGATCAAGAGGTATTTATCGACCCGCTACATGGCAAGCCATGGACAGGAGATCAGCCTATAAGGAAAAGATGGACGACTATTTTAAAACACGCAGGGGTTCGTTATCGTAGGCCGTACCAAACGAGACACACTTACGCTTCTATGATGCTTACGGCTGGAGAAAAACTAGGATGGTATAGTCGTCAGCTAGGTCACAAGAATGTAGGTATTACGACTACCATATACGCAAAATGGATAGAGACAGAAGATAATAACGGGGGAAGCCTGATTGATGCTAAATTCGGGGACGGGGGTTCGATTCCCAAGGTAGGAACTGAACCCAAAAAGTTGGTTAAAAAGTGATCAAATATGGGCTTAAATTGGTACAAATGCCACTTTCCTGCCACTGTTGATCTGTAAGTCATTGATTCATATAGTTTAGACGGGGGTTCGACTCCCCCCATCTCCACCACATAGCAGTATAAAAAGGCAGCGTTTTCAATTACTTGGAGCGTTGCCTTTTTTTTAAGTGGCACTTTAATTGCCTACATTTGCCACCTTTTGTCTCTGCCCTGCCACTTTTCTTGCCACTTTTTAATTTATTTTACTTACCCCTATTGTTATCTATTCTAAAAAAAGACCACTAGATCAGAGTGGTCAGGGCTATGGAGAACTAGCAGGGGAACTTTATTTCTTTTTCATAACACTATCCGCTAAACCACCCCCAAAATAAAACATCACTATTGTTAACATGATCCAATCAATTTGGAACTCAGATAATATGTCTTTTACTGCGGTTACGTCTTTGCCTGTAAATGTCATTACAATTACCAGCACATAAGTTGATATGTATGTCACTGAGAACATAGTCGCCATAATGCGCTGGGCCAATTTAAATGGAGCATAAGCCCCCATTAAGTCAGCCTTTGCTTTCGTGCGAGCCTCGATCATCTCAGTGTCGCTAGTGTGAAATGAATCAATTAAATCCATTCCTTTACTAATTACATCCCCGCTGCCAAAAATACTATTCAACAATCCCATGATTTTCTCCTAGCTGGAAGTGGGGGCGATCACAGAAGCCTTTCCATAATCCACCCCATTGAACCTCAATACCAAGCTCGGAAGCACTCTGCAATACTGCCGCTGCTACAACTGCCAAATGTTCGTGATCCCATGAGGCTTTCCCCGTTGTTGGGTCTATTGCAAAAACGTCCACAGCGTTACCGCTTTGGTGGTGAGATTTATGCCTCACCCCATCTGCTTTAGATACCCCCTGATCAAAAAGCTCTTTCTGTTCAGCCGCAGTTCTCACTCCCCCACTTTTAGGAATCCCAAAATCATAAATGCTAATTTCAACAGCCCGATCAAGAACGGCAATTAAATCAGGGTTAATCCCAGCGCGATTCTCTAAACTATTTTTACCAAATTTGTAATTCACTCCGCTATCCCCCCCCCTTGCAGGAAAACAGTTAGGGCAATTAGTACACCAGCAAATATCCAGCTAGCTTTTTTAAGAACTGACTTTCCTACGGCTTGATGAAATTTATCAAACGCTTTGTTAGCAGCAATTTCAGCAATCTTGTTTATTTCAATATCAGTTAACTCTCGATCTTTCATTGATTCTTATCTCTCAAAATTATAAATCATGTAAATGGAAACCCAAGCGATACCGCCCAAAGCAATGATTAAGAAAAAAGCCTTATATAATGCGTCAAGGGTTGCTGCCCATTCGCTGTCACGCCTTGCTTTTGCTTTAGCTTGCGCTTTGACTGCGTTGGCCCTTAGAACCTTCCTCTTATTTTTAAATGCCTCAAAATCCTGCCACATTCCAAGCCTCGTTTTTTGCATCAAAAACTTTAAATCGGCCTCTGCTTTGTTCAGTTTTTCAAGCTGGTAAAATGCTTCTAGGTCGTTACTATTTGCACCGCTTGATTTGTTAACTTCCTCCTCAACCTTTTCCTTATGGCCTAGATACGCTCCAACTGCTTTAGCGCAATCGCCAATCTCTTTGCCGTTTTGGATCGCTTTTTTCACAATCGCAAAAGCTGTATTAGCAGCAATAACCGATTCTAAGAGCATTTAGCCACCCAGTGTAAGGTTGATATGAATCTAGGATTCTCATACGCCACCACGCCTGTAACTTTCGCTACGCTGTAACGCTCGGTAACTTCACGCTGGCTTGTCTGAGGTTCAGCCACGATTGTTTGACCCGTTGGAGCAGGCATAAAAACGGGATAAACCTCACCAATTGTTGACCACATCTAAGGCGCAGTAGGCCATGTGATAGTTGTGGGGAATTCTGATTGTGCTGGTACTGAGCGCAAGTCAGAGCGATATGTAGTCATTTCAGAAGTCATAACCACATCAGACAAAGCATAGAAGTCTGTAGCTGCGAGTAACCCATCACGTTTCTCACGGGCTGCTGCTGCGACTTTAGCCAATTCACTGGCTGTGAATGCTGCTTCATGCTCTGCTTTAGTTGTTGTTACACCATCCACTGTAGTATCAGCAAACGTGTCTACAACTTCCCAACCTTCTACCCAGTTGTTCAAATCATCTTGCACTGGCGCAACAGAGTTAACTTGCTGCAATGCTGTACAGCTAGGCTGTGGTGCTGCTAGTACAGGGTCAATGTTGAGATGTGTACAAACGTCTGCGTCCCATACTCTAGGGAATGAAGTGTTTGCGTTAGCTCGGCGAATCTCGCCTTGAGTGCTAACTGCGCCTGTTGTTTTATTGCGGTAATTCATAGTTGATAGTCCTATGCGATTGCGTAAAAAATGTAAGTGCCACTAGACACGTTGATGTTTGTTGCGGATACTTGATTGACAATAAAACCAGCGTTTGCAGGGTCTATTGAATCGTCATTGGTTACGTCCCCTGCATTAGTGTTTAAAATAAAATGTGGGTCGTTACCAGCGACTATTCCACGAACAGAATCCCACACATACCAATCGCCTGTAGCGTCAGTGCGTTTGATAAGGATGAACCTACTTCCAGCTGAGAAGCCACAGTTAATCGTCTGATAAGAACCATTACCTGTATAGCTGCCGACCTTAGATATGCCTGCAAGAGTGGCGAAGAGGTAGGCTATGTAAGTTAGGGATGAATCGTTTGTAGAACCATGATTGCCAACTGTAAAACTAGAATTTGTTGGTGCTGTGTCGTTCCATAAACGATTGAGGGCAAAAGCTGCGTTGTCACCATTTAGATTAAGGCCATGAGTAGCTCCTGATGAAGCATTATAAACACGCCACGACTGACCACCTGAGTCTCTAGCTTTTACCCATATCATTTCTGGAACAACAGATAACGAATGCGCCACAGTCCTACCAGACGTTGCGTTCCCAGAATAACAAACGCAGTCCATATAGCCTTTAGCTCGCTTCCACATCCAGCTTGTAAGGTCTGTGTTAGCACCTGAGGCATTAGACGACCATCCATTATTGTAGTCAAACATAGCCGATGAAAAGTTTACTTCTGCGGAAGTAGTAGCAGTTTGCATACTTTTTGCCTGATTCAATCGTGAGACTATCAGTGTATGGTCTGTTGTATTCCATTTTCTTAATGCCATATCAACAGGGAAAGTGCTTTTAAATTCTGGTGCTTTGCTATCATTCGCCACGTTTCTTGTGGTTACAGCAAACACATCAGTGGCCGCTTCTGGCTCTTTCATCATAGGCGCACGGATTGCCATGTAGATGTGTGTTGAGGAACTATTCTGGTTGGTTGCAGTTTTTCCTGACTTAGCTATAAACCCGTCAGCTATAGGGTTAACGAGGTTATCAGCACCTAAGGCCCCATTTTCCGCAGCACTGCCATCAGCCACTAAAGAGTTTCCATCCCCATGAGGCATACCTCTAAGTGTATCTAAGATAGCCCAGTTACTACTACTTGTTGCGTTCTTAATTAGGACGAACTGAGGTTCCCATCCTAGATTCACCACCACATCACTAGACGAACCCGTATAACTACCACACTTGATCATCTGATCTTCTGCATCTTCAGAGGAGTTGTCAGCGAAAACGTAAGCAACGTAAGTGCCTCCGTTAGCGTTCACGTCAACGGCATTTGTCACTTTGAAATAAGAAGCTGTTAAAGCATTAAACTCTCCATTACTAACACCTTGCGCTGTAGTATTTAATCTTAGTGTCGCAGACGCCCAGTAACTACCTGACCCCCTATGACCTACCACCCAAGAATTTGTAGAATCCGTTCTTTTGATGACTATCATACCTATATCCGTATCTAAGCTATGAGCTATCTCACGACCAGAGACTCCATTCCCAGTGTAGGTTAAACAGGTAAAAAACTTTTCCTTCTTTCTAAATGTCCATGAGACGTAGTTGCTAATATATGAATTATTAACATTAAAAAGCCAAGTGTTATCTGCACCAAGAGAATAGCCATTATTATTAAAAGCTGTTATGCCGACAGTTGTAGTAGCCTCAATAGCATTACTACCTGACTTAAGATACTTTGTATTACCCCTGACTGTATCAGTAAGTGCAGAATGAACAGTACCATCCCTCGCCTTAGTCCAAACCAGACCACCTTCACCAGCTAGGTCAATTCCATTGGTAATAGTTTGTCCTGTGTTATTAGCCGTATACACAGTCGTACTAAAAACATCGGCAACATTAGCCGCATCACCACTAGGCTGACCAGCAATCCCCATGCCTACTTTTCTTTCAATAGTCATAGATTACCCCATTGCCAGTACAGCAGTTCCGTACCAAGTTGTACCACCATCGCAGGTTGTGAAGAATAGTATGTCAACACCACTGGCAGTTAAGGTGGGCGCAGTAGCGGCAGGAAAATCGACTGAGGTGGGCCATGTGAGCGTAGCACTACCGCCATTCGTGACAATCATAGTAAATGAGCCAGCAGTGCCACTGGCAGGAGGGTTGGTGAATGTAACTGTCTGTGAACCACTGAGCGTGTAGGTAAATACGTTACCTAGCTCAAGGTCTACAGCGTGTGCTGACATGGCGACTTTAATTTCACTATAGTCCTTTAAGACGGGACGTTGGACGATCTGGTCAGACATATTGACTAAGCCTGTGACCACGCCTCCTGCCTTTGGGAGTGCTGCTGCTGCGGTTGTAGTTGCGGTAGCAAGGTCAGTCTGGTTAGCTAATTCTATCCACGCGCCCCCATGAGCAAAATACCCCTTTCCTGTGGCGTGAACATGCGCGAACATTCCATGGTATGTGCTAGCCGATGGAAGGTCACTTACTGCGGCATACATATTGCTAAATAAAATCTTACCTGTGCTGGTAATGTCGTTTGCACCCATGCCTAAACCACCAGACATACTGCCTCCCGCCTTGGGTAAAGCGGCATTAGCTGTGGTAACAGTAGTTGACAAAACTCCATCACGGGTTGCAATATCTACCCCGTCAAAGGTTGAGTTTGTCGTCACGGCTCCTGTAAGCGCACCGCCTGCCTTTAATAACGCTGTCCCTGATTGATCTACGCCTAGCGCGGTTCGTGCTGCCGCTGCATTTATTGCGCCAGTGCCGCCATGAGCAATAGGGATGCTGTCATTACTTGCAAATTCACCAAGGCTGGTTACGTCTGAACCAGTGAAGTTAGCTTTTACGGGGATTCTATCAGTCATTTTTTACACCAGTGGGACGTTGCTGTTTGAACCATCTGCCTTTAAGAATGGCACACGATAAGCATTTGTTAGATTAATTGGATCGCTTGACCCATCTGATTTATAAAACGGAAATGTGCCAGAAGAGGCTACTGCATCTCCAGCGGTAAAGGTTTGAATTACATCATCACCCGCAGACCATGTTGACGCAGTAGTTGACTCTGAGGCTCTTGTGCAACCTGTCAAAGTCCAATAACTAGAGTTATCTGTGCGGCCCGTATAAACGATAATTTCGATTTTAGTTGGGCTGCTTAGGCTATCCATTAGCGTGATCTTTCCGCTAGCTGGCGGGTTGTTATACGGACTGACAGCCTTAACAACTTGGATGCTAGTTGCGCTTGATGTTGCGCTAGCATTTAGCTCTGTTTTCACATTATTAATAAAGCTCATAGCTCACTCACCACTATTTTAAATTCAAATTCTTTTGTTCTGCCGCCAGAAGTTACGACAGTCAATGTGATTTGATACTCGGTTCCGTCAACACCACCACTGGCCCACACTGTCGGCTCACTTGTTGCTGCTTGTAGAACAGATATAGTTAGCCCAGAAGGTGAAACGGAAGCAGATGATGAGGCTACCGCATCCCCTGTTGATAGCCATTTGGTGAGATCGACACCATAATCAAGCGTTTCGGCTGGTTGTTTAACAAAAATGTCCATTTATGCGGCCTTTCTTCTAAGTTCAAATTTATAAGTTCTATCTTCTTTTTTGACAAATACAGTTCGACTTTCTACAGTAGGAATTACTCTTCTGTGGAGAGGAACGCCCACCACTCGGTTAACAAATATATAGGCAACAACTGTAGTGCTTACACCAGAAACCAAAGCGTTTAGGTGAGTGGTTTTTAAGGTTGCCGCTGATACGCTAGAACTAACATTAACGCCTGCACTTGCTCCAATTTTTCTAAATGCAATAGCAGAACTATGACCAGTTGCACTTACTTGAGCAGTGCCAACGGCTGATCTAGCCGCAGATGCAGATGCAGATGCAGATGAACTTATAGAGCCACTTACAATAACTGTTTTTATCATTGATGCAGATGCGGATGCAGCCGAGGTTATAGAAGCATCAATGTTAATATTTTGAGAAGCAATAACTGAAACTTGAGCTAACCCATTTATTGATGCTGATAATCTTTGGTTGCTTTTTGCTGTAGCCGTAACAGAAGCAGAAGCATTAATTTCTGCGTTTACATCTCTAGTTTTTATAAGTGTTGCAGAAACGGATGCAGAGCCATTGATACTAGCCGTTACTCGACTTGTGAATAATCCTGCGGTTACTGTTGCGCCAGTGGCATTAATTGATGCGGATAGACTAACGACTCTCACCCCAATGGCTTCAACAGAGCAGACACCGCTAGCACTCGCGTTTAAATATTGCGAAAGTTGTGGGTAGCCACCCAGAGTGTAACTATTGAGGGGAGAAAAATTCATTAGGCTAGAGTCACGCTAACACCGCCCGCTGCCACGCTCATTGTGTCAGTAGCCGCTAGTGCTTTAGAAACGTCTAGGGCTGTGTGGTACAAAAGATTTCCACTGGTAGCCGCATCAAATACACCAATGTGGGTTACTGTCACTGAACTTCCAACCACGGCAGGAAAAGTAATTTCACCAGTGGAGGCGACAGAGCCATTTGATACAGTGCCAAAGGCCATAGATTGTCTAGCGTAGTTTGTCCAACTGCACTCCGTACCTGATCCTGCATCAGTTGGGTCGCTGGTAAACAAACCTAAATAGGGTGTCGCTACCCTATAAGCAGAACCACCTTTTAATGTTATGTCTAAAAACTTATTTTCTAAAAAGTTACTTAATTCGCTCATTTTTTACTTCCTTTTAATCATTAATTTTTTAGCCGCACAAATAAATGCAGGCGGCTGTTTTTACTTCGTTAGTTGAACTGAACGAAACTGATTCCCGCACACGAGCAACAGTATGTGATCGGGTAATATTATCGGATTGCTTCATGCCCTTGCCTGCCGTTGAACTTGTGACAATTAAATCGCCAGCGGCTAAATTGCCTGCTTCACCGACAAGATTTATTTGACCCTCTCCAACGGCATTAACCGCCATAAGCTGATAGTTGTTTTTAGCAGATTCATAATCTGAGGACATAACAATTCCATCCTCTGTCATTTCTTCAATAAAAGCGGCTGGCTGTTGGTCAGATAAAGGCCCGTTGCTTGATACAATCACGCCTAACACTGCGGCTTGGTTTGAATTGCTTGAAGTCTCTACAGAAAATAAGGTGTTAGATAAACCGCGCCTAGCGATACAAGATAGATCAACTACTAAATCACCTATTGAAACTGTTTCATCGTTTGCAACTAAACAATCATGTGCGCCCGTAAATGGGCCATAGTTTGTGCCTGCTCCGTCTGCATAAAAATCATAGCCGTTAGCAGCACCTACCAGCCCAGACGTAATCACCCGCGAACCAACTGCGTAATAATTAATTCCCCTAATTGCATGTGCGCCTGTTCCAGCATTGTTGGCAGGAATCTGGCCTCTAATGGCATCCATGTTTTGGACACCTTGACCTAAAAGCGCATGGGCAGTAGTAACATGGGTGTTATCGCCATATAAAATACCGCCAATTATTCCATCAACCCAAACCGCGCCAGCGGCGTTAACTTCAAATGCTTTTGAGTTTGGAGTGTTGCCACTCCCTACCTGTAATTGAACGTTAGCAAGAATGGAATTTGCGGATATTTTTCCACCATCTATTTTGGTCGTATTACTGTTTATATCTGCGGCTGCACCGCCACTGGCCAACAATCCGCTGGTGGATACCGTGTTTGAGCCATCCGTTACTGTGTTAGAATTTGAAAAGGTCACAACGCCATCAAATGAGAATTGAGCCTGCGCTGTTAGAAATGCTGGAACACCTGTACCACCGCCACTGGTTGCCTCTAATACTGACCACGCGCTTGACCAATACTTGTTTGAAGCACCTATGTCTAAAACAGGAGGAACCAATGACCAGCCAGAAGTTAATCCCGCTATAACACCTGTCGAAAAGTTATACCCTGTAGCAGATGGGGTGCTTGGTGCGCTGGCTTGATTGACGTTGTAATAGACTAATCCGTTGTGAGTGATCTTGGGCGCGGCTGCGGCTGGAAAACTGGTGGATGTAGCTGTGGCTGTGGAAGTCCACGCACTTGCAACTCCGCTTCGGTTGAACGCTCTAGCCCAGTAAAATCTTGCAAGATTTTCGCCCACAGCATCAACCACTGAGGTATTGCTTGTATTTAAAAATAATGTCGAATTAGCGAGGCTGTCACTGGTATGTCGATTAATCTGAACGTAAGCAAAATCAGTGTTAGTTGGGTTTGTCCACGCTAGCTCAATCGCGCCTTGCTTGGCTGTAGCCGTTAAACTTGTCACTACAGATGGGGCAGTTGCATGAGCCGTTATTGTGGTCGCTGAGACTGTTAAAAATGCGCTTGAAACGCCCAAAGATGAAACAGCTTTGACGCGCACATCTATGCTTTCGCTTGTTTTAAAACCAGAGATATACGCATTTAATCCAGTTACGATCACATCGTTTTCATACACTGACGCGCTGGCATATTTCCATTGAACGACATAACGATCAACAAACTGATCAATAGATGCTGTCCAGCTTGCCTTGGCTCTCACTAGTATTGACCCATCAGTCTGAACCAGGTAGTTACTAGAGCCAACATTCACTGATAAACTTGTGGCTGGCGCAACCGAGAAGGGATCAGGTAAATTTGTATCTGGAATATTATCCGCTTCGCTTTTTGCTGCCCAAGGGTATATGGAGTTTTGATGTTCTATTAAGTTAAGCCCAACAGTCCCGTCATTGTTTAAGGTTAACTTTAAGACTCTAAATGTTTTAGCAGTCCAAGCAGGGGTGCTGGCAGTCACGCTAACCACATCACCCACTGCCACATTCAAAGCCTCACTTGTGGCTGTAAAGCTAACGATAATCCCACTGCGGCTGCGCTTGAGTGCAATCTCTGCAATATCCCTTGCTGTATAGATATTAGTCGTTGTGGGCAAGTCGATTTGCTGAACTAATTCAACGCCACCATCCTCAGTTAAGTATCCCGATTCTTCTGAACTTCCAGCAATCGGGTATTCAATTTGATCCATCTGCCAGTTAGCTTGTGGGTTTGGAAAAGTGGCAATCACTCGGTTAAATTTAGTTTTCTTACTTTCGCTTTGAATCGACAAGCCGCCAACAATGTGCGACTCATTAAAGGAGAATGTTGAGCTTCCCTGATCTTCAATGATTAGTCCATATTTTCCTTGTCTGTAAAGCATCAACCCACGCATGGATGAAAGCAAGTTTTTAGCGTTGATTAAAACAGTGTTTTCAGTGTCAATAACTCCATTACATTCAAATATCTTTTGAGTACCGCTGCCGCCAGAGTGGGACGTTACGAGCGCATCACATTTATTTGCAGCCGCATTAAATAAAGTATCGTCAATGAATGAAGCTGCCAAGCCTTTGCCGTAACGTGCATTGGTTAAATAATCGCGCAAACATAAGGCTGGATTACTGCTCAACGCCACTGTTGCTGTTGCGCTTGTACGGGGATCGTAAACCTTCTTGCCCTGTACCACTGCATGAATGGTTGGGATGCCGCTGAATGTCTCTTGATCCCATTTTAATCTAACTGCCAAATAAGCCACGCCCGATAGTTTATGGGCAGAAGTCCAGCCAATGTTGGCGGCAACCAGCGTTGAATCAGCGGCTTGATTATCAGTGCCTAAATATTTATTAATTGTTACTAAGCCTGAGAATTTGCTATCAGTGCTAATAACATCGTTAATATAAATATCACCAATACTGTGAATTTCTCCCTCGCACAAATCAAGCACTATATAAAGATAGGTATTATCGTCCCCACTGGTCGCCATGAATACGCGAGTGCCGCCTACTTTTCTCTGCCCATATATAATAGGACGGGCTGAAATGTTTGATTGTTTGTTGACTAATGTGCCTTTGTATTTCGCCTCTAAATCATCCATTGAGGGAATATTGACAAGCCAACCAACCACATCACCTAAAGCATCAACAGTAATGTCGATTATTGTTTGGCCTAGATCACCAACAAAATCTACAACGTCATTAAACGCGTCACCAATAAAGCTAAAAAGTCCCATTATGCGCGGCCCCACTTTAGATCACGCATTGTATTGGGCGCGAACTCAAAGCCCTTATCTGCGGAAAAATGGATTTTTTGACTGTTGCTGTTGGTTCTACGGCCTGACTTTTTCTCAAAATCGGCCCAATGACTAGATGCAATCAGATTAATGTTGCTGGAATTTGACCCATCTTTGATTGAAAAAGACTGAATTCGACCATCATAAATTACAATCGGATTTCCTATGATCGTGTTTGCATCCGATAAAACAACTCGGCTTATAACTACACGCCTGTCTATGTAAGTCTGACCCAAGAGAATGGCAATATATTCTTGGCTTACACCGCTTAGACCGATTGACACGCTACCCAACTGAATATCTGAGGCTTCTGAAATATCTGAAAGGCTCATAAAATGACTGCTTGAGTCGTAAGTGTTTCCACCATGCGTAATAGAGTAAAGCGACTCAGTTAAATAAATCGGGGTTGCAAAATCTATCTGCAATAAATGAGCCGTATTAAATGAAT